TAGTTCAGCACGTTGGTGTTATCGAGAATGACCGGGTTGCCCGCCAGCGCCACGTTGGCGTTCGGCGCGCCGAGGTTGAACTTGCCCGTAATTTTCCCGGCGGTCAGGCCGGTATTGTAGGCACTGACGCCGGCATAGACGGTGACCAGCACCGCGGTGTCGATGGCGATTTTCAGCTGCTGAGCGGCATCGTCGGCCCACATCGAGAGCATGTTGATGTCGGACTGCACCGCGTACACATCGTCTTCAACGAGGTTAAAGTAGAAGCCCTGATTGATGGACAGCACGACAATGTTGCTGGACGGCCGCTGCACGACGAGCGCCTGATCGGCCGAATAGGGGTTGATCGTAATGGTGGGCTTGGTACGGATATTCACCGTATCGCCCATGTTCTTGATCTCGCCTTCGTAGTCGGTGTTGCTGATCGCCGCCAGCACGGTGGCGTTGTAGAACTTCTCAATCAGCTTGCCCGACCAGATGGTGGGAATGAATGTACCCGAGTAGGCCGGGCTCGCGGCGCTACCGGAATATGGGGTGCCTGTTACGGGGTATGCCATGAAACGCTCCTAATCGAAGGGAGCCTCACGGTCTCCCAGGGGTTATTGCCTGACGCGCCCTTCCACCTGTGCCAGCATCAAGTCAGCCTCATAGGCTGCTTTCTCAGCTTCGCGGCCATTAAACTTGCCACGGCGCACATCGGCGTAAAACGCACTGATTTCTGCGGGGGTCCAAATATTCTTTGCGGGCGCCTGGGTCGGCGGGTTCGCGGAAGAGCCCCTTCCTGGGGCTGCAAAGGCTTCGAGCGGCACAGTCTGTGGCACCTGTGGTGCGGCAGCGCCCTGCGGCGTACCAGCCCTTGCGGTTGGTACACGGCCAGTATTAACAAAAGTTTTGAAGAAAGCAACAACTCTTTGTGCGTTGTTCGCCTCGAAAGCTCTTGTGAGAAGTGTTTGCCTGGATACGCCGCTCAGCCCCTCTTCCTGCAACAGCCAGTTTTTGAACTCCTGGCTGTTGTTAATCGCGTCCCAGCCGGGCACTTCGGCATCCAGTTCGGCATAGAGATTCTGTTGCGCCTGCTCGGCGCTGATCTGGGCGCGCGTCTGCTGGGTGGTGGCCATGGCCCGCACTTGCTGCTCCAGCGGTGCCACCATTTGGCGAGCCATGATAGCCGCCCGGCGGTCGAGCATCGAGAGCATCTCGGGCCCCAGGCTGGCTTGCTCTTCCGGCGTCAGGTCAGGCAACGGGCCGGGCTGGTAGGCTGCCGGCTGTTGTGCCATCCGGCTTTCCAGGTTGGCAATATGGCTGAGCGCGTCGCCCAGCTTGGCTTCGAGATCGGCGGCACGGCGGTTGGCGGCAAGCAAACGCCCTTCGGCCGAACGCCATTTATGCGCCAGGGTCGCGGCGTCTTCGACCGGCTCGTTACTCGGTGGAGTAACCGCCGGCGGTGGCGGCTCCATGCCAGGAAAGGAAGGTTGTTCGGTGGTGGCCGCCGGCGAAAGCGGGGGCTGCTGAGTGTCGGCGACCGCCGGCGGCTGCTCAACGGGTGGCGCGTTCGGATCACGCAGCCGCCCGTTCTCGTCATAGAAATTATTGATCTGCGCACTGGCGTTGCGCATCGCCTTCGGGATTTTGGGCGCCTCGATTATGACGGGAGGATTGGCTGCGTTGGTTCCGGCGGCGAAAGTGGTGGCATCAGCCATGTGGGCTCTTCCTGGTTAGGCTTTGTCGAGTAGAGCAATCAGCTCCCGAGCAAACTGTGCTCTGCCCTGGGCAAAGGACAGTTTCTCGGTTGGTGCCGTCACCATGGTTTCTGCGGTGGCTGACACAAATTCCCTCAAAGCGGTTGTGAACTCTTTCCACTCCATACCGGCGGCCTTGTGCAGTTTGGTGGCGGCCGGCAGGAGTTCGGTCTTGGCTTGGTTCTCGTGCACGCTAGACAGGCACGATGCTCGGCTGGCTGCTGTCGATCGCCGGGCCGGTGGGATCGGCCGGCGGGGTGATCTCTTCGGCGGTCGGCCGGATCGGCTTGTTCCCCAGCACGTCTTTTTTATACATGTTGCGGATGCGGTCAGCTTGGCTGCCGCCGGTGCTCATCGCCATCGGGTTGCCCTGATAGTTCAGCACTTCCTGGGTTGAGCCTTTGCCCACCAAGGCGATGTGCTTTTCCGGGAAGTCGGGCGTGTTCACCGAGCCGGGCGTCTTCGGATAAGAGCGCGAGCTTTCAACCATTACAGCACCTCTATCTCAATGGTGCCCGTGCCAAGGGCGGTGACGTTGGCTCGGATTTTTTTGAACTTCGAGGTGAAGTCAAAATACCCGGCAGCCGTGATGGTCGTGTTCACATTGTACCAGCGGCTTGATGCGTCGGCGACACTGAGCGGGTCGGGTGAAATCTGAACGACCGCGGCAACGCCGTTCGCAAAAGTGCCACTCGAAAACACCGTGCGGTCATAATCTTTCCACAGGCTGCCAAGGTCATTGAACTTGACCGAAGGCTGCGGCCCGACCGCCGGCGCCGTGGCGCTGATTAAGACCGTCATGGGTTACAGCGCCTTTGAAGTATCGCCGCGAAGGTCGCTGTCGGGGAACATGCCGGTATCGGGCGCACCGGGCATCTGACCCTTCTTCGGGTACAGCCGGTTGCTCATCGCGGCCATGTTGTGGTTTTTCACGCCGTTGCCGCTATTGACCGGCGACGTGCCGCCCTTAATCATGTCCAAGGGCTTTTCGACTTCCTGTTTGTTGTCAAACACTTGTAGCTTGGCCATTACCCGGTGCCTCCTGTCTGAGCTGTTCCGGCTGCGCCGGGTGACACTAAATTCATACCCTGGGGTTGGGGTGGAAGTCCAGCAGGTTGTTGCGCTGGCATTCCGGGTGGCCCCTGATCCCCCTGCGGCCCCGGTGCGCCGGGTTGCCCTGGCGGTACAGTGGCGGCTTGTTGAAGCTGCTTCTGCATGGCCTCTTTCTGCCTTATCTCGAATTGCGACGGGACAATTTTTTCGCCCTGGAGGCCAATCGTATCAGATACAGCACGAAGAACATTTGCCCGCCCCTCAATACCCATGATCTGAGTGTCCACCGGGTTCGCCGTCGCCTGAAGAAACTCGATCTGGCGTTGGCGCTGGGTCTCTTTCTGGACCGCAACCTGGACACCCATGACTTTAATATCCTCGTCCCCGCGCAGCAGCCCGGTCGTATCGGTCAGCATTACAAGGTCATAAAGAGCGTTCAGCATCGGTCGCATAATGTCGCGGTCAATGTTTGCCGCCACGGTCTGCAAAATCTTGTTCGCCTGTTGCATGAGCATGCTCAGGCCCGACGCGGTACGGCCAGCGCCACCGGCGAGCGAGTTGCCCGTGATGTATTTCGGAATACCCGAGAGATCATCGGCCATCGTGCTGAACGCCTGATAGACCATCAGCAACTGTTGCGAGTTATCCTGCGGGTTGAAGAACGACACTGGCACTTGCGAGCCCTGGCTCGGCGCTACCGGGTCACTCTGGGTGTGCCAGCGTTTCCACGGGTAGAGATCATCGCTGTCATTGGTGTTGGTCATCATTGTGTCGTTGATGACCACCTGCGGGCCGGATGCGATCGCCATGTTGTTGACGAGGTTGCGGATGGCCGCGTTGCAAACTTCCTGCACGTCTTCAAGAATATCTGGAAGCGCGTTGCCGACGATCGTGCCCGGCACCTTCTCGAAACTGGTCACGAAATATGGGTGCCGTTTGCGCGGGCTGGGCACGATCTGGCACTTGATGATGTAGCGGCCGATCATCCACGCCTGCACATAGTAGTCGAGCAGCGGGTCGGGCACCTGCTCGGGTTTGAAGCCATGCTCCAAGAGCATCCGGCCCTGCACCAGCCCATTGAACTCCAGGCAGTCGATCACCCGGCTCTCATTCATGCTGGGGTTCTCGCGGCGCTCGGACACCGCCCGCTCATTATCGGTTGGGTCGATCATCCAGTTGGCGAGACCACCGCGGCCATAGACCTCCAACACCTCCCGGATCATATCGTCGTCAAAGCCCGGCACGCCGATGAGCTTGTTGAGATCGCCGCGGGTCAGGCGCTGGTGCTCGATTATATCCGCATCCTCGATGCGGCTTACTCCGGGAGTAAAAAACAAATCGAACGGGCTCACCCGCATCCAGAACATGCGGGGGAAAGTAACCTGCTGCAGCTTGCCATTCTTCCAGCGGATGTCCTCGACCATCCGAACCACCGGGCCTTTGAGCACCGCAAAGGGAAATAGCGGCAGGTCCACGATGAACTCGGCCAGGGCTTCGTAGAAGCCGCCTTCATCGAGCATCGTGTCGATGCGGTCCTCGGCCATTTTAGCATCATCGCTAGCTTGCTGTTCGGCTTTGGCAAGCGCCTCGGTCTTCAGTTCCGTCAGCCGGTCGGCGATGTCCTCCGGTGTGACATTCTTATTCATCATAAGGACTTGGGCGATCTCGGCGCGCACCCGGTTCTGGATCGCGATCAGGTCGGTATCGGGGATCGAGGGCGTTGGTGTCGGCGATATACCCCACGGCCGATCGGAGCCCAGGTACACATCGCGCAACAAGCTGGCAGCACCCCGGCACTTCACCGCGATGATGCGGGCATAGACATCCGACCCGCCAAAAGACTTGATCGCGATGAGTTTTTCCGGGTCATAGGCCCCGTTGAACACCCGCATAGCCTTGAGCAGTCTCGTGTTCCAGCCCTGCACGGTGGAGCGGTGGCGCTGCATGATCCAGAATTGGTTGGTGATCCAACGCTGCAGCCCCATGCTCTCCTGGTCATTTAGCACTTTGGGGCTGGTGTTCGCTTCGGCACGAGCAGTGAGCTGCTGAGCCTCGGTGTCGGCACCCGAAACGACCCTCAGAAACCCACCCTGCATCGCGGAATTGCTCTGGCTCATTGTGCCCCAATACTATACGTTGTGGTAACCTTGCCACATAATTATAGGCTCGTATATGTCGAATGTCTTTGATGTGCCCGCCGGCCCGCGGGATATAATGAGCAGCCACATCTTCCAGATCGCGGCGGAAGTTGCGATGGACCTTATGCCCATCGAGGACATCAAGCGGCTCTACGGGTTCGACGACGCCAGCTGGGACAAGCTGGTGGCCAACCCCAAGTTCGACGCCCAGCTGCAATCCTCCATCATCGCCTGGAACAGCGCCAAAAACGCCGAGCAGCGTATCCGGTTCAAGGCCCAGGCCAGCATCGAGATGAGCATGTTGCGGCTGCACAGCGACATCCACGACACCAACATCGCCCTGTCATCGCGCATGGAAGCCTTCAAGGCCATGATGAAACTGGCCGGCATGGATAAGCCGGAGCCAGTGAACCCGGGCATCGGCCAGGGGTGGAGTTTGACCATCAACCTGGGCGGTGGTGAGCAGGTTAAGGTGACCCAGGCACCCACAGCGCCGACGATCGAGGGCGCTCCCGCGTGATCTACACCGCCCCGCCCACCATCCGTAAGTTCATGCTGTCGAGCCTGTTCGCTCGCTTCGTGATCGGGCCGTTGGGCTCGGGCAAGACCGCCGGTATGATTATAGAGCTGACCCGCCGGATGCGCGAACAGGCCCCCGACCAGCGGAGCATCCGGCCCACCCGCTTCGCCGTGGTGCGTAACACCTTACAACAGCTGCGCCAGACGGTCCTGCCCGATATCCTGACATGGCTCGGCCCCGTCGCCCAGTTCAAGTTCACCGACAGCACCATCTATTTCGACTTCCCCCTGGATGACGGCACGCGAGTGAAGAGCGAGTGGCTGCTGATCCCGCTCGATACCCCCGAAGACCAGAAGCGGCTCTTGTCCCTCCAGCTCACCGGCGCGTGGCTGGCCGAGTTCCGCGAGTTGCCCTTCAGCATTTGCGCCGCGGTCATGGGCCGTGTCGGCCGCTATCCCTCGCCGGCGGTGGTCGAGCCGACATGGCAGGGCGTGATCGGCGAGAGCAACCCGTTCAGCGAGGGCTCCGACTGGTACGAGAACCTCGTGCTCACCAAGCCAAAAAACTGGGACTTCTTCAGGCAACCGGGCGGCTTGGCGCCCGAAGCCGAGAACCGGGAGAACCTACCCGATGAGTATTACGAGCGTCTCACCGGATCAGCTGAGTGGAAAAAAGTTCACATCGACGCTGACTACGGGGATGATATGTCAGGACAGGCGGTTTTTCGTGCCAGCTTCAGCCCCGCAGCCCATATCTCCCCGACCAGACTTCTGGTCAACCCCCACCGTCCGGTCATGGTCGGACTCGATTTTGGGCGCACCCCCACGGCGCTTCTCACGCAGGTCGATCCTCTTGGGCGCCTCATTGTTTTCGACGAGCTTCTTTCCGTCGATATGGGCCTTCATAAATTCCTTAACACTCTACTGGTTCCCCTGCTGCACAATGAAAAGTATGGTGGTCGCCGTGTCTTTATTGTCGGCGACCCGGCCGGCCGTCAAAAAACCCAGGCCGACGAAGAGAGCCTGTTCGATGTGATCCAGAAATACGGCATCATCGCCTACCCGGCCCCCAGCAATGACATCAGCCGACGCCTCAATGCGGTCGAACAGCTGCTCACCCAGCGCCGCG